AAGAATCGCCTTACGATTGTCTAGGATATGGTGGACTTTGCGCTTCTGACACTCGTAGAGTTTAAACGGAATGAGTCCTTCGTCGAGCGAAACAATCATACAATAATTTTCAATGAAGTAAATTGGATCTTCCTCGCACAAAGCGAGTTCTGTCAATTGCTCTGGAGTAAAGTTATGTTTGTATCCTATCGGTTTTAAATTAATATTACCGTGATAAGAGGATTCGTCATCATTCATGTTCTATTACTTTTGCTTTCTCTGCTTTCAATGCCTTGAGTAAATCCTGGGTGCTACCAGAAAAGATGATATTATTCTGCGTATCAATTTGCTGAGTTTTCTTGTTATCATCTTGCAGGACTTTTTTCTTTCTCGCCTGAAGATCCATAAGATCCTTAGCAGTATCACCAGTTGTTTTGATCAACTGCCCAACGACTTCATAAGCACGAGGACTGTCGCTTGCAAGTGCAACATTTAACATACCTTCTAATGCTCTTTGACTGGTGTCAATCAATTCATTGAGTTTATTTCTGGCAACATTATAGTCATCTTCAATGTCATTACCAGTAGATTCGATGACTGCTGGAACTGCAGATGTGGTAGTAGTAGGGAGGATCTCTACCTCAACTACTTCAACTGGTTCTGGGATCTTTGTTGTTTCAGTTCCAAAAAGATCATCAAGATCTTGATAGTTACCCTTGTTCGTAGAATTCATCGAATTGCTCCACATAATCCCAATCATCAGTCACCGCAGCAGTACTTGGATTTGTTGTTACTTGATATTTTTGTTGATAGGTAGGTTGCTCTATATCCGTATATGTATTCGCAATCGCAGTTCGGATAATTCCTTGCTGTTCGACTGGACCATATAGGTTTAATCCGAGCGTAAAGTTTAGTGTCCACACAATCGAACGTCGTTGCATGTAATCACCAGCATAATCATCTTCATAATTGATAGAATCAAGAACTATCTGAAGATCTCTCTTAATACCCATAGAAGGAATGTCTGTTACAGTGACGCAAAAGTCAGGATTGAAGAACGGAATTATTTGCTCAATAATCTGCAACGCATCATCCTGATTCTTTGCCATTGCATACAAAGAAATATTCATGTCATATGGTGTACTTGTGTATTGAGAACGCAGTATGTTAGGATCATCACCCTGACCGATTGCTACGTTTTTTGTTAACAAGTTAATTTTTCTCGCAGGATTATATTGTAATCCCGTAATCTCAAACCCCATTCGCGGGAGTATGATTGCAGTAGACTGTGTAGTAGTTGTTGGGACTTCTGCGATACGGGCGAGAAACTTATTTTTTGGTGAATATGCTAACGGAACACGAACAGATTGCACGACTTCTTCATCAGAATTGTATCTCTTAACTGAGATCTGATTAAAGATTGTGCCAAAAGCAATAATTGCTTTTCTAATGTGTTGGTGATAGAAGTGTTGGCGTAAAAACATTATGCTCTCTTTTGTACCTCACCGAATGGATTGAATGCCGTGAAGTCTAGAATACCTTCTGCTTCTACCTCGAATTCATCATTGTCTGATTGTGGATCTGTGTCTGCAGTTGCATATACTTCAAGGATAATCGAATCATCACTAGTGTTTAGAACGAAGTCCCCAGACTGCATTAACAGTTGGAATCTGTAAACATCTTGATTTGATGCGTCAGTGATTGAATCGATTTCATCGATACCAGTATCAATTCTTTCCGAACTGAATTCGAAGACATCACATTGCAATTTGTATGTGTAAATCTTACCGAGTTGATAGAACGGATTTAAGAAGTCGACATACTTGATCACGAAAAATGTTTTGGTTTTCGAGAAGTAAAGTAGGTCGCCTTCTGCTGGGCGACCAGGAAGTTCGAGTGTTGCATTCTGAGCAACACCTTCTTCCCAACGCCTCTTAGCAACTACGAATGTTGCTGAAGATCTAAACTCGAATCCAAACTTAGTGAACAGTTCGCCTTCACCCTCGAAACCTTGAACATTCTCAAGATACATTTCGAGAGGATATGCTTGATCAAAATACTGAAGTGCATCTTCGCCTAGGATACCGTCCAAATTACCTGTTTGCTTTGGAAGATAGAAAACGTCGTGCCCGTATATCTTCAAACTTTCAATGACAAGATCTTCCACCAAACGTTGTTCGTTTGTGGTTCCAGATGTATTACCAGATTGAAAGTAGAAGTTCGTTGGCATGTCTTATCCAACCATGAAGTCTATTGGCAACTCTGACTTCAATTGCATTTCGTTTTCGATTGTTGTGATTTCTTCGACTGCTTCTTCGTAGATCTCTCTGCCGTTTAGAATGACACCCCCAGGAAGTTGGATTCCACCAAACTTCTTCATGTTCTCACCCCATTGACGTTTGATCAATGCAGTTGAATAGCGTTTCAGGAACATGTCATCATAGACTTGTGTATATGTTGATGGATCTAGGATGCGGTAACATTCAATGACAATAAAATCATCAGGATTTAATACTTCTTCCCAATTCATGTCAACATACATCTTGTCCATTTTACGATTGTATTTGAATGAACGATCGCCTACTAGAAGCATGTCGAGCATTGATAGATGCTGTTGGACTTGTGTGTAGTAAACCATGTCAGCAGAGAGCAGGTTATACATGTCATTTAAACGGAACTGATAGATAAGATCGAACATGTTGTTGCGATTATTCATACCAGAACTTGGACCATTGACTGGCAGAACACGGATAACACCGATTACCGAATCTGGAAGAGGAATATAACCGTTTTGAATGTCCCCTGCAGTATAGAAACCAGTTGCTGCGAGTGCTCTGCTGAATCCTGAGGTAGATCCTGTTACAGTTTCCCCCGTTGTAAACACACCCTTTACGTTGGTTATTCTAGCAGTCGTTCCGGATAATGTATATAAGATACATGTTGCGCCTGAAGTATTACCAACTAACAACTCGTTGTTTTGAAAAGAAGGTGCAGACAATCCTGAGAATTTTAATTCTGCAGTGGTAACTTTGTGTGTGAGATAGAGTCTCTCGACACCGTCAAAGTGATACTCTTGAAAATATTGTAATGCGTCGTCGATACGATCTTCTACTTGATCATCGTCCACATTAATTTCGATTACTGGAAATCCGAGTCTGCGGAGACAGTAATCTATTAAACCTTGTCTTGAAGAAATTGCCATATCTTGTCCTCTTTGGGACTATTTATAATGCACCCATGTCATAAACTGTAGGATCCACCCCTGCGAGATCACCCAGATCGATTGTTCCTGGGATAGTGAAGAATTCTGGATTATATCCTCCGACTTCAATAATACTTCCATCGGTTTTTTTAGAATACAATACACCGTCTGCGAGATTTACCGCAAGTTCTCCGACTGCAATTTGTCCTGCAGTTGGAATTACGCCAGTACTTTCGCTTCTTTTTAATTGAATAACAGTTGTCATAATTAATTCAATAGAGTCCCTGCAGCATTGTAAACATTGATGCGGAAATATGCACTTGAGTTGCCATCAAGGAGATCTGCATCAAGACCAGATCCTGTACCATCCACTGTCTTAATTGCATCAAGCATATTAGTTGCGGTGAATGCACCACCTAGTGATACGGATGTACCACCAAGAGTGATTGCACTATTTGTCAGAGAACCATTACCGATATTCGATAGTGTATTTGATGCACCAGAGATAGTCTTGTTAGTTAAAGTCTGAGTGCCTGTTAGCGTAGCAACAGTCGAGTCAATCGCGACAGTAACTGCGCCAGAACCATTAAACGATGTGCCAGATAAACCAGTACCAATTGTCAGCGCATTAGTTGTGTTGGCTGTAATTGTAATAGCAGCAGAACCGTCGAATGAAACGCCGTTGATGTTGCGAGCAGTTGTTAATGTAGCCGCTGAACCAGTTGTATTTTGGTTAAGTGTTGGGAATGTGCAGTTAGTTAACGTACCAGAACTTGGTGTTCCGAGCGCAGGTGTTGTTAGAGTTGGACTGGTAAGTGTCTTGTTAGTTAGAGTCTGAGTTGATGTAGTACCAACAACTGGGATATAGTTAGTTCCATCTACTGTAAATTCCCAAACATCGGAAGTCTCATTCCACTGAAGAGCAACGTTAGTAGAAGTACCACGTTCTACTTC